CGCTCAATTTTAATTACAGCATCTGCTGGTACTATACCTTTAGCAGAAGCTACTGCATATCTAGCTTCTTCTTCTAGTTCTTTCTCAATCTGTCTGATCTCATCTTCTGAATCTACAGATAATTTGCCTTTATTTGCCATATACTAGTATTATACCTTAAATTAATATTGTTTATTCTTAGATTCCTAGAATATTCTAAAGAGTGTTTAATGGAGCAGCTAGCTGGTGGCTCTTCTTTAGAGATTCTAGGTATGTGTTTGAACTTATCTAAAATATAAACAATATTATATACTATAAGTGCCCCTGAGTCAACCTTATTCACATTGATTATATTATTATGCCCGAATTCCTGGACAGCAAAGCGGCATATTTCAAAAAATAATAATTTTACCTGTGGCTAGGTTTCGCTCGTGTGTAAAAAAATCCAAAGTGGTGCCCAGGGGTCTAATACCTGAGTAAATTAGTCGGGCTTACCTGGTAGCTTTTCGCGGTCCGATCTTCGCCGCGGATGTCTTCGCTTGGTCTGGGATTGTTTTTTAATTCAGGCGGGATAATGCCGAATTCATATAATAACAAACATAAACAAAGTTTTAAATTAATTTGACAATCTTGTTATAAACAGGTATAAATGGATCAATGCAGGGCATTTTCCCCGCATATTTAAAATAAAAGGATGGTAAACAATGAATGAATATATTAGTTATGTAAGCATAGAAAACAACGACGGTGACAATCTAAGACTGATACCGTTTGAGAAATACAACGAAAACAGGCACTATTTAGAGCAGGAATACAGCGCTCAAGTTATAGGCGGCGACGTTGCAAAAGCAAAGGCCGAAATCAACGCCCTATTCAAAGCAGATCGTAAAGAATGGGTTAAAAATGCATTCGGATATTTAGATTAATTAACTAACAAAAGGAAGGTAAAAAATGAATACATTAACTATAGAGAATAATTTGACGGTACCTGTTAGAACGCTAAAGCAGGCAAAAGAGATCGTCGGCGGCTGGACCGTTACCAAGAAAATGGAAACCATTAGCTGGAGCACATCGGCGAAGGATTGTGGCACTGGCTCCAAACTTCGCAAGATTAAAAATAGTGTCTGTTCTAAGTGTTACGCGCTAAAGGGCAACTATGCCCGCTATGCCAAAAACATAGAGCCCGCTATGCGTAGGCGCCTTGAATCAATCAATAATGCCAGCTGGGTTGACGCTATGGTCTACATAATGAACAATCAAAAACAAGTAGCCAATAGCGGCCTGTTTCGCTGGCACGATAGCGGCGACATTCAAAACCTTGACCACTTTAAGAAGATTATAAAAGTAGCCGAAAAAACGCCGCAGGTAAAGCACTGGTTACCGACAAAGGAAAGCAACCTAATACAAAACTACAAAGGCGCTATACCTAAGAATTTAATTATTCGATTGAGTGGATCATTCATTGACGGCAAACAGCCAAAGTATAGTCATACGTCAACGGTTACAACTAACAGGGAAAAAGCAACCTGCCGATCATTTGAGAACGGCGGCGCCTGTGGGCCTTGTGTTAAATGCTGGGACTCTAGCGTCAAGAATGTTAGCTATTTAAGCCATTAAAGGATCAAAGGCCCGTTTAATTGCGGGCCTGATCTTATCTTTAAGGGTGTTTAATAAAGTACTCTTAAACGTAAGATTTTTAAACTACAAAAGGAAGGTATTAAAATGTTAAGTAGTCTCTTGTTTGACCTGTTTTTATTCATTCTAGTATTAATTAGTTTGTCTTGTGTTTTTGTCCCGTTTTTTATGGCAATGAACGACAAGATCAATGATAAATTCAAGGATCAATAAACAGGCCCTGCCCTTGGTATGGGTGCGGGTAAAAAGTCCTCTTATATCGAAGATTTGGAGCCCGCTTTTTTAACGATTGCTGCAAATGTAATTGTTTTCAGCGTGTATAATTAAATATGGATAAGGAAAATATAAATATGGATAAGCAAAATTTAGATCAAGATATGGAAGAGATCAGAAAAGAGATAAGGCAAATTAACCAGCTGGAGGAGGATGAGCGCGAGTATTCCCTCTGGGATGAGTATAGGGACAAGGGCCTTAGTCCTGGTGATTTCTATTCTGGCTATTAAGGGGATAAAATGGATAAGTGGAAAGATGACAAAGTTATGATAGCCTGGTATACTCCCATCAACCCTAGTTATTTGGATGGCACATACAGACATACAAACAACTATACTGCAACGATTGTCAAGGATCGATATGGCAACACAATGAAATACGGTGATGTTGCAAGGCTTAACAGGTATAGACTTGAGCAGCGGGAGCAGTGGCGCAAGGATAATGCGGATACAATTAAAAATATAGGAGGAGTAAAATGTGGAAGGCCGAGTATGAAGTAAGGATAAAGTCAGTTGTATCTTATGACTTTATAGCAACAGTTGATGCGGACTGCCTGGAGCAGGCCCAGAACAAAGCAGAACAAGCGTACTGGAACAACGAGTACCACCGAAAGCAATACAATTCTCAAGATCACATAGACTTTGAGGTTGTAAATGTTAAGGAAGTTGTAGCGGAAAGCGACAGCCTTGATGATGATGATGATTTTCCGCCAAGGGAGGATGTATGAGAAACGAAACTAAAGTAAAGTATTTAAAAAAAGACAAAGTGCAAATAACTATGTCACTGCAAGGATATTCTAATATATGTAAGTATTTTAATTCCTTTAATGATGCTATGAATGAAGTCGGTGAGTTAATGGATTTTAGAATGAGTGAGGTTAGAGATATGGATTATTTAAGGTACACCCTTATAAATCATTTAGGTCTTGAAAAGATACAGTCAAGCGGTTATTATAGTGACTTTAAAATACCAGACAACGGAGGTAAGTAATGGGAGTATTTAAACAAATGATGATAGACAAGATGGATGAGCTTGACGGCGGTGATATAGATAGTCTCACTGAGCAAGACATTATTGATGCAATGGTTGAGGAATATATGCGTTCACAGGATTATCACAGAGAGCATATAGACCAGGAAAAAAAGATAGCTAATAATATTGACGGGTCCTGATTTGTCAGCTATAATTTAATTACTTATATCTCCTAATGTAGGTAACAACAAACTAAGATAGTCTAGGGATCAAGCCAGCTAGCTGCTAGCAAGCAAAATTCCTAGACCATCTTAGATTCTAAGATAGGGAATAAAATATGGATATGAAAGGTAGAGAATGGAAGTCAAGCAATAATCTTGTTGATTGTATTAAAGAAATGAAGATTGCAAGAAACCTCCAGCACGATGCAGACTTTGAAGACAGGCATAAAGATGCTGCATTTTATAAATCAAAAGCTGACCACTTTAGAAACCTGGTTGATCAAGGCATAGAGTTTGAGCCTTTGTTTTAGTCTTACTAAGAGTACACTGGTTTTCCTTCCTTATTTTCCAGTGTACCCTTAGTGGGATTAGCCACTAGTCAGAGGGCCTTCGGGCCGTTAATGTTAATGTTTAAGGAGTTTTATATGAGTACTATGAGTTTAGCGGGAAAGGTTGTATTTAACCACATCACAAAACCTGATGTTTACAAAGGCACTGAGAAGTATGCCTTGACAATTGCACTGGATAAAGACAGCAAGAAAATAGCCGAGAAAAAGGGGCTAAAGACCAAAGAGTATGACGGTGAAACACAGCTCACCGCCACGCGAAAGGTTGACTTCGGTGCGCCCAGGGTTTACAACAGAGACAAAGACGAGGTAGGTGTAGGACATCTATCACTCTTTGGTGACGAGGTAACCCTGAAAGTTAAGTCAGGCAGGGGCGACTGGTCTGCTTTTAGTTATCTAGAAGCGGTGCGAGTTGAAGAGAAGGCGGAGGAAGGTGAGTATGACGACTCTGACTTTTAACTAGCGCCAGGCGTGTTAGTTGGGGCAGCTACGAGGGTGGCTGCCTTTTTATTACAAAATGGGAGGAAATATGAAGAAGGAAAATGTACTTTTAAGAAAAGAACAATGCCCTGCTTGTGCCAGTAAAGGAAATGACACTAGCAAGGATAACCTGGCGGTCTATTCTGATGGCCAGACCCACTGCTTTGCTTGCGGCAACCACACAGGCTACGGGAGCAAGGAGGCACTAGGTGGGGTAAAAGTAAAAAAGAAGGATGACAGCTGGCTCAGAGACTACAGAGGTGAATACTTTAGCTTGCCAGATCGCAAGTTAAGAGCTGAGACTCTTGAGAAATACAAAGTCAAGGCCGAAAAGGACAAAGACGGCAATATAATTAAACACCATTATCCCATACACGATCAAAGTGGTGCGATGGTGGGCATAAAAACCAGGATTGTCCAGAGTAAAAAGTTTTTTGGCAGTGGTGATACTAGCAAGGACAACGCTTTGTTTGGACAGCACCTGCACAGCGGTGGCGGTAAGTACCTTACAATACTTGAAGGTGAGCTTGATGCAATGGCAGCTTATGAGATGTTTGGCAGCAAGTTTACTTTTGTCAGTGTAATCAATGGCTCCAACTGCATAGATAACATTAAAGCTAATTTAGTCTGGATAGATTCTTTTGAGACTGTAGTTCTTGCTTTTGATAATGATCAAGCTGGTATGGATGCAGCAAAGCAGGTGGCTCCAATACTTGGACCAAACAAATGCAAGATAATGGAGCTGTCAAAGTACAAGGATGCTTGTGAGTATCACATAAACAATGAATCCAAATTGTTCTTGCACGAATGGTGGGATGAATCTAGGTATTACACTGTATCTGGCGTTGCTAGTGTAGAGGATATGCGCAATGCTATGATGGAGTACAGAGACACTGAGCTGATACCGCTGCCCGATTCGTTTGGCAATCTAAATGAGATGATGCGTGGTGGTGTGGCCCGTGGTGAGCTTGTCTCTATCATTGCACACACATCTATAGGAAAGACAACAATACTCAATGAGCTGATCTATCATTTCTCAAGAAAAACGAAGGAAAAAATAGGCTGCTTTATGGTTGAGGATAATATAGATGAGACAATCAGGAAAGTAGTCAGTGTCCACACTGGTGAGAATATGCAGCTGCTTAAGCCAAACGACTTAGATGTGGATAGAATTATGAATGATGCTGTTGAAATAGGATTTGCATCTAAGATACAGCTACACGATGACGGCGGAGGAAGCATAGATTTAGAAGAGATGTTCAGTAAAATAAGATATTTTGTAAAAAGTTTAGGGTGTACTGTTATACTTGTTGATCCACTACATACTGCAATTAAGAATCTATCTAATGAGAACATCGAGGAAGTTATGGATAGATTTATTAAGCTATGCAAAGAGACTAAAGCCACTGTGATACTAAGCACACATACCAGAAAGCCAGATGATGGCAGTCATCCACATAAGATCAGTGAGTATGATGTCAAGGGAAGTGGTGCGATACCCCAGGCTTGCCATACTAATATATTGTTTTCCAGGGACAAGTTATCAGAGGATGACTATGAAAGAAATGCAACCCGCATCCGCGTTCCTAAGATGAGAAGGACTGGTCAAACTGGCGAGGCTGGATGGACATATTTTAACAGTGAGACTGGAAGACTAGAGAAAGGACATATGCCTACTTTTGGTGACAGCGATGCGGACTTTTAGTTGCGATATAGAGACTGATGGTATAGATGCCACTGTTGTTTGGTGCATCTCTGTTCACAACATAGATACGGATGAGGTGACCACGTTTGCTGGCACTTGTCTTGACTTGTTTAAGTCCTGGGTAGAGACGGATGCTGACTGCCTGATCTTTCATAATGGTATAGCTTTTGATGTGCCAGTGCTGGAGAGACTTCTTGATGTGGACTTCAGTAGTGTACAGATAGAAGACACGATGGTGATGAGCCAGTTGTACAAACCCAGACTAGATGGTGGTCATTCACTTGCAGCGTGGGGCGAGAGGCTTGGGTTTGCAAAGGGTGACTATGAAGACTGGTCCAGGTTTACAGATGAGATGCTTAAGTATTGCATCAGAGATACCAAGGTTACTACCAAAGTGTACAAGTATCTATTGAAGAATAAATTAAGCGAGGATGCCAAAGAGCTAGAGTATGAAACAAAGAAGCACTGCTCATTACAAGAGAGGACTGGGTGGTTCTTTGATATTAAAGGTGCTATTAATTTATTAGTTGAAATTAATGATGACTTAAGACTTGCAGAGGAAAAGGTGCACAAGACTTTTGTGCCACTGCCTGTATGGAAAAGCAAGACACCAGTTAAGAATAGGTTTACCAAGAGAGGGCAGAGAACTAAGCACTATCAGACAGAGGTGGACCTTCAGTGTCACACTAACGATGATGGTGACTATGGTTACTGGTCTTATCCAGAGCTAAATCTTGGAAGTAGGCAGCAAGTAGGCAGACATCTTATGCATTATGGATGGAAGCCTTCTGTGTTTACTGAGACTGGACTGCCCAAGGTCGATGAGTCAACGCTTAAAGATGTGGACATACCAGAGGCCCAGATTATTGGTAGGTATCTTATGCTGCAGAAAAGACAAGGGCAAGTCAGTAGCTGGGTTGATGAGTATAATCACACAACGAAAAGGATACACTGCAGAGTACACACGATGGGCACAGTAACGCACCGTATGTCCAGCAGCAATCCAAACCTGCAGCAAGTAACAGCAAGCAGCAAGGAGTATGGAAAAGAAATGAGAGCTTTGTTTACTGTCCCAGATGATAAGGTAATTGTGGGTGCTGATTTATCTGGACTTGAGCTCAGATGTTTGGCACATTATATGAAAGATGCAGGGTATACTGAAGAGATATTGAGTGGTGACATACACACAGCCAATCAAAAGGCTGCGGGCTTGAGCACCAGAGATGAGTCAAAGCGTTTCATCTATGCCTATCTTTATGGTGGTGGTGATGATTTGATTGGAAAGATATGCGGAGGTGGTAAGAAGTTGGGCAAGAAAATTAAACATCAATTCCTATCCAACACACCAGCACTGGCCGTTCTTAGAAAAAGAATAGAGCAGGCAGCAAAGAAAGGTTGGATCAAGACTTTGGATGGAAGAAAAGTTTATGTTCGCAGCCCACATTCAGCACTTAACTTTTTATTACAGAGTGCTGGTTCTATCATAGCTAAGAGGGCTTGGGTTATATTCCATTCACTGGCACAACAGTTTGATTACAAGCAGCTGGGTGTGATACACGATGAGATACAAATAGAGTGTAGCCCTACAGATGCAGAGGTTATTGGCAAGCTAGTTGTCCAGGCTATGGAGGAAACAACAGAATATTATAAGCTAAATTGCCCGATTACAGGTGAGTATAAAGTAGGCAAGAGCTGGAGTGAAACACACTAGAATTTTAATAAGAGAGGAGAGACAATGAAGTCTATAAACACAGTAGTGCAAGATGTATATGATCTAATGGAGTCAAAAGATTATTCTGGAGACTTAAACTCGATAGCTATGCAGGCTGGTCGAGAAGTAGAGGAGGCTTTAAAGCAAGCCTTCGAGCCTAGAGAAGACAAACGCGGTCTGAGGATGTCAGCTCTGGGAAGATGTGAAAGAGCACAGTGGTACAATTACCACGGCTACAAGCCCGAAGAGATAAAGGGCGAGGTCTACCTTACCTTCTTGCAAGGTCACATACTAGAAGCGGTGCTGGTTGCTTTGTTAAAGCTATCAGGACACACAGTAGAGGACCAGCAAAAAAAGCACACGCTGGAAGGCGTTAACGGTAGCCAGGACTGTACGATAGATGGTGAGCTAGTGGACATTAAGACAGCAAGTGCCTGGTCCTGGGACAACAAGTTCCAAGAGACTGGCCTTACTGATGATTCTTTTGGATACATCAAGCAGATATCTGCCTACGGTAAAGCAGACAACAGAAAGAAAGGATACTTCCTAGCTTTCAACAAGAACAAATCAACACTAAAGCTATGTGAACAAGAGCTAGAGCAGGACATAGATACTTTTGTTGTTGATTTAAAAGCCAAGATGGAATTAGATACACCGCCTATGAGACTAGCTAACGCTACAACTTGGAACAAAGCCAAGACAGAAGAGAAGCTATGTATGACGTGTGCATTTTGCGGTTTTAAGGAGGATTGCTTTGGCAGTCTGGATGCAAGGCCCATACCATCTGGTAAGATAACTAACTATTATGTATCAAGTGGAGCTGACTTTTGAAACAACTACCCGAACTAAAGGCATACATTGCAGCAACGTATGATGTGTGCCTGATCTGTGATGAATTAGAAATAGAGCCTGATGAACTTCTTAACGCTTTTGAAAAAAGATTAATAGAAAAGCAAGATAGATTTTTAGAGGAATTTGAGGAGAGTTACTGATGGACTACATAAGCCTAAGTGCAACCTTCATAATGCTTGGTGCTGCAGGCATATACTTTACGCACAAACAAGCGTATCAAAAAGGAATTACCGATGCTGTGCTTATGCACAGACAAGGTAGATTAAAATACAAAGACTATCTAGATGACAACGGTGAGCGTATGGTTGACATAGAGATAGACCCAATAGAGGATGATGAATGAACACACTACCAAATGATTACCAAAATTTTATAGCACTGAGCAGATATGCAAGGTGGCTGCCTGAAAAGAACAGGCGGGAGACGTGGAAAGAAACCGTAGCTAGGTACTTTGACTTTATGGAAGATCACCTAAAAGAAAATACTGAGGGTGAGCTTACTACCAAGACTAGAAAACTTCTTGAAGAAGCTGTGCTTAACTTAGATGTTATGCCTAGTATGAGAGCACTGATGACTGCTGGACCAGCACTAAAAGACAACAACATAGCTGGATACAACTGTGCTTATCTTAGTGTAGACCATCCTAAAGCATTTGACGAATGTTTGTATGTGCTTATGCACGGCACTGGAGTGGGCTTTAGTGTAGAGAGACAACACACTAACAAACTACCAGAAGTGCCAGAAGAAATGATTGATGTTGATGACATCGTGGTAGTGCAAGACAGCAAGGAAGGGTGGCAGTCTGCATTCAGAAAACTAATCAACTACCTATACAACGGTGAGATGCCTAAGTGGGACTTCTCTAGAGTAAGACCTAAAGGTGCCAGGCTAAGTAAGTTTGGTGGCAGAGCCAGTGGTCCAGAGCCACTGCTAGATTTGTTTAACTTTGCTACCAATATGTTTAAAGATGCAGTAGGCCGTAAGCTAACCAGCTATGAGTGCCATCGTATGATGTGCAAGGTAGCGGAGGTAGTTGTAGTGGGTGGTGTTAGACGTAGTGCGTTGATTTCCCTCAGTAATTTGACTGATGAGCGTATGCGAAATGCTAAGTCTGGACAGTGGTGGTCTGATACACCAGAGATGGCACTGAGTAATAACAGTGTATGCTACACAGAGAAGCCTGACATTGGTATCTTTATGAAAGAATGGTTGTCACTGTATGAGTCTAAGTCGGGTGAGCGCGGCATCTTTAATAGAGAAGCAGCCATCAAGCAAGTAGAGTCTATAGGTAGACGAGACACTGATCACGACTTTGGATGCAATCCTTGCAGTGAAATCATTTTAAGAGATGGGCAATTCTGTAATCTAACTGAGGTGGTGGTAAGGGCAGAGGACACACAAGAGGATATGCTACGCAAGGTAAGGCTAGCCACCATATTAGGCACGTTCCAGGCTTCACTGACAAATATCAAACGATTAAGGCCTAAATGGGTACACAATACAGAAGAAGAATCTCTCTTGGGAGTCTCTTTAACTGGTATAATGGACAACTCTTTTATGAATGGAAGTGCAAGCAGAGGACATCACGGTAAGAAGTCCTTGCCTGACTTCTTGATTGAACTCAAAAAGCAGACAGTAGGTACGAATAAGAAATGGTCTGCAGCATTGGGCATCAACCAGGCTACTGCAATCACAGCGATTAAACCAAGTGGTACAGTCAGCCAGCTAGTTGACAGTGCCAGTGGCATACACACTAGACACAATGACTATTACTTTAGAAGAGTAAGAGCAGATGCCAAAGACCCAATAGCACAACTTATGGAAGATCAGGGCATCCCTTGTGAAGCGGATGTTATGAAGCCTAATAGTGTTAAGGTCTTTACATTCCCTATGAAAGCTCCTAAAGGTGCAGTAACCAGGAATGAAAGAAATGCTATCGAACAGCTAGAGCTATGGCTTATGTATCAAAGATATTACTGTGAGCACAAGCCTAGTGTTACTGTTAGTGTCAGAGAACACGAGTGGATGGAAGTAGGTGCGTGGGTATACAAACACTTTGATGAAGTCAGTGGTGTTAGTTTCTTGCCACACTCTGACCACACATACCAACAAGCACCTTATGAAGATTGCAGCAAGGAGCAGTACACAGAGCTGGCTAAGAAAATGCCAAAGGCTGTAGATTGGGACTTGATCAGCAAGTATGAATTAACAGACTCAACAGTGGGCACTAAGACACTAGCCTGCACTGGCAGCGTTTGTGAATTAGTGGATTTGGTTGAGGAAGAACGAGATGTCGAATGAAATACTTAATGATATTAATGCTGCTCGCAGGGTGTGCTGAGTTTCAGACTAAGATAGATATGCACAAAGATGAAAGGCTAATCTGCAAGGCAGAAGATATGACTTTATGTAAAGGGTGGAGGACAGAATGAAAATACTTGAGAACATTTTATATACCGTTTATTTTGTAGCGGGAATGGTTTCTACAGGGTGTTTAGTTTACATAGTAATATGGCTAAATGCTCTTAGGAAAGGGTGGCTTGTATAGCACGATGTTAAATAATAAAGGAGTTAATATGTTAGAGAAAATAAAGAATGGCGCTGATGGTGCAATAGATGTTGGCATCAAGTTAATTAGCCTATCAATTATATTGCAGGTTATCTTTGGACCAAAGGTGGCTTTCCTAACTGGAGATGTAATTGGCTCTATACTAGGTATAGTATGGACTTTAGGAAATGGTGGACTAGCAGGCATCATTGCTGCTGTTATTATCTGGAAGCTACTCGACAAAGACATAGTTGATGAGCTTAAAGACTAAGCCTAAAAACTCTGGCGGTCTTGTTCAACTGGACAGGACTGCTAGACTCTACCAAGAATTACAAAAGAAAAACAAAACAACTAAGCCGAGGGAATTATGGAAAAGGGACTGGAGCAAGTAAGTGATGTGGTCAACTCACCTAATCACTACACAAAAGGAAAGATAGAAGTAATAGATTTTATATTAGACCAGAAGATGAGCTACCTAACTGCAAGTGCGTGTAAGTATTTGTGTCGTTGGGAGCACAAACATCTTGGTGAAGGTAGACTAGATGACCTAAGAAAGGCACGCTGGTTTATTGAAAAACAAATAGAAGAGATACTCAAAGAAGAAGACATCAAATGATTATCTTTCACATAGCACCAGTGGTCGCTAGCCGAGCACGGGTTACACGCTGGTCCACATACTTCCCAAAGAAGTACACACAATTCAGAAAAGAATTTAAAGAGTTGCTTGAGAAATACAAAGCACAACCAGTTGATGGCCTGTTGTATGTCAAGCTAGATTTCTATGTTCAGATACCTAAGTCTTGGTCAAAGAAGAAAACAGCAGAAAAGGAAGGCAAACACTGCGATAATAACGCTGACCTAGACAACTATGTCAAGGCAGCACTGGACAGCTTAGAAGGTAAATACTACAACAACGACAAGCAGATAGCTATGATCAGAGCAAGAAAGTATTGGTCTAACAGTGGTCGTATTACGTTTGAGATGGAGGAGTTATGACTCAAGAAGAATTGCAGCACATAGAAGCTGTTAGATTAGATACGCCAATCACAGCAACCACCAACGAGTTCTGTACATTCGATGGACACAGTGACGAGTATGTTATTGAGTTTAAGTGTAGAAGAACACATTATGATACACAACTTATAGAACACAAGAAGTATACAGCCAACCTTGATCGGGCTGACGAGAGTGGAAAGGAATTTTTATACATAATATCTACACCAGAAGGTGAGTATGTATTTAACATAAGCAAGCTGAGAGAAGAGGGCTATGATTTTAAATGGGAAGACAGACGTATGCCATCAAAGACTGACTTCGGCGGCAAGCAATATATAAACAAAAGAGTAGGGTATATATCTACTTCTTTTTCTTCTTAGTTTTAGATTGAGACATTAGCTGATTCATCTTCATATCTAACGCTTGGTTTTTAGCAACCTCGTTAGCTTTCTTATTAAACTCTTTGTATCCAGGCACTATCTCTGTTCCACAAGCCATTAGTTATCCTTTCCAGTTAGTTTCTGTATTGGTTTGAATCCTACTCCAACCGCACCAAGAGAGCCATCAAGACTCTTAGCAAACCACTCCATTAAATCACCACCAACGCTGACATCCTCTAGACCGTCTTCATCAGCAGTCCAAACAGGAGTAATCAAAGTATCATAAAGTGTATCAATGGCGCCAATAGCTGTACCACCTAGCCCAACAGCCGCGCCTTCTGAGAATCTTCCAGCACCGAAGACTAGTCCAGCTGAACCAGTTAAGCCCATTCTATCTAAAGTCTCTTTAAATGATGGGTCTTCAAAGTCTTGTCCCTTGATTGCGTCTTTAAGCATTTCACCTGTAAAAACAGCAGCATATGCAAATGCAATTGCTCCTGCTACACCAACAGCAGCTCCGTAGTCTGGAGTACATTGCTTGGGGTTTAGTTTTCTAAGCAGTCTCTTGACTACTGTATTACCAAACACAACAGGAAATGTCTTAAGCTGTGCAAAAATAGCAAACCTAGGATCAGACATCCAAAGCGGCTTGTTGCTAGCTCTTGGGTGTACAACTACATCGTCAACTACCTTTTGCATCCAAGGTATAAGCAAGTCCCTTACGGTAACATCAACCTCTCTTACATCTTCCTTCTTCTTTTTCTTCTTGTTAGCTGGAGCTACTTGTCTTGTCTCTCTCTTGACTACTGTATCTAATACGTCATCTCTTGTTATGTCTATCTTGACTCTGCCATTCTCGCCTCTGAATGCATTGGCAATCAAGCTAAAGTCTTCTCTAGTCAATCCATTTTCTTTTAGTTCACTGTCAAGCCTGCGCTGGTCTATGTCTTTTATATCACCAGCTATGATGCTGTTGGCTCTGTGGTTTAAGTTAGCCATCCACGCTTGCGCGGCCCAGTTCCTGTTAAAGTTAGTAAACTGCGTAAGCATACCACCAAGAGGAGTTCTAAAGTAAATGCTAAGAACCTTGTTTGTATCTGTTGAGAATATCTGATCTAATCTTTCATTTACCCTTGGGTCCAGGTTAAATCCAAGCGTAGCCATAGCTGTTGCACTTTCGCCAGGCGCTATGTACCTACCAGAGACACCCTTCCTTGTACCATCTATGGCATACTTAAATGCTTTAGGCAGTGTAGCTAGCATATTACCAAAGCCAGCTCTCTCACCTATCCAAGCAAGCTCTGATAGTGATGATAGTGTTGCTAGTCCTAAGTGGGTTATAGCACCTACAGTAGTAGCAAATTTAGATGCGGCCAAAGCATTTGGGTTTGCATCTTTCTTGTATATATTGTGTGATGCGTCATACAAATCATAAGCTCTGTCTGCTTCTTTTTGTGTAATCTCTCCAGCACTTTGCAACTTAGCCAGCTCTGCTTTTAATTTAGATGCATCCTTTCCAAAAATGTTAGCGGATGCAACACGAGTTGCTGCATTCTGCAAGTAATTGGTAAGCACCTTCTCTATATTCTGTTCTCTAAAGTTAAGTCCTTCTGCTTCTGCTAATGCATCTAAGTTTGCCCAAGCCTCACTTCTAGATTTTTCAAAAGATTTCTTTTTCTGTCCATCAAAGGCTGGGTCATCTGGTCTGTCTATCCTAACTGATGGGTCATAACCATTAACAATACCATCAGCAATTTCAGCAGCTTCTTTTGGACTAATCTCTTTTACCTTACCACCTTTGTCTTTAACTGCCTTTTGGCTAGACTTTACAAGAAGATCAATGAACTTATCCTTGTTAGCTTTAACTGCTTCCTTGCTAATTGGGTTGGTCAAGTAATC